TCCTGATAAATAATGAGGTAGTGAGTCATCTGGTAGATGCTCACAGTGTAGAGGTCATGTCTGTCATTACCAGGCAGATAGATACTGCCCGGCTGCGCATTGAGGATACTACGGTAAATGAAAAATCAGATGAGCTTGTCATTACCGATATACTAGAACAGAACCTTCAGTTTGATGGCGTGGATGATTATGTGGAAGTGTCTCATGATGCCAGTCAGCTACTTACTGGTGGAGGGAGTATTGAAGCATGGATTAAGGCGCTAGGACATGGCGAGGAAAATAACGGCAGGATAGTTGATAAATCAACGGGAACTAACGGACAAGGCGGCTATGCTCTATACTGGGATAGTGATAAAATAAGCTTTGTGATAAATAACGGAAGCGTAATAAGCAGTGCTGCTTCTTCTGTTAGTCTTAATATTTGGTATCATATAATAGTAACGTGGACTAATACAGGTTTATCTACCATATATATCAATGGGTCACAATCAGGCACGCCGGGCATATCTGCTGACCCTGCTGGAATAACCACTACAAACGCCTTGCGAATAGGCAATCGCTCTGAAGCTACGGATAGAACCTTTAATGGTTATATTTCCGAGGTATGCATTTATAGCCGTGCTTTAGGTGCTGGAGAAGCATCAGCGAATTATAACAATGGCTATGGGAGGGCATATCCGTTTAATACATCTGGATTAGTAGGTTGGTGGACTTTTGATGAACTATCTGGAAGTACCGTATATGACCAATCCTCTACTGATATAGACGGTACGATACAAGGGGCCGCCCGGAACATTAAACGGTATTTTGGCGGATATATAGCCAATAGTAGAAGCGATGAAAAAGCTCTTACTCTTATTACCGATGTAGAATGCCAGGACTATACGATTCTCCTTGATAGCGTGCTGGTAAACGAGAAATATGATGATGAAACCAGTGCAGCCATAATTGATGATTTGTTTACTAAATATCTACCTGAAATAGACAGTACGACATATGTCCAGACCAGTATCACCCATGAGCGATTGATATTTAACAGAGTTACACTCCGGCAAGCTCTTAATGAAATAGCAGCGCAAGCGGGTATGGACTGGTATATAGATTACCAGAAGCGGTTGCACTTCTTCACCGCAGAAACCAATACTGCCCCATTTGATATTTCAGATAGCCCGGATATGAGCACCACTTATCCGGCACAGAGATTGATATACAGCAAACAAGGCGGGAAACTGGTAAACATGGTTACGGTAGTCGGCGGATACTATTTATCAGATGATACAGATTTAATTCTGGACTCTAACGGGGTAGCGGCAACCGTTCCCGCGCTATATTTCTGGCATGCCCAGACTGGGCAGACTAAAATCAAGGTATACAAAAATACCGGCGATGATACCACGCCCATATGGACAGAGGTAACAGTAGGGCTAGACCATATTGATGACCTTACGAGCTATGATGTTCTTTGGAACTATCAAGAGAAGTTGATACGGTGGGCGGTAGCGCCGCCTAACCTTGATAAAAGTTACAAGATAGAAGGCAGATATGAAGTGCCGGTTCTTATGCGGGTACGCAGTCAATCCAGCTATGACCGGTATGGCAGGTGGTTTGAAGACAAGATTGTTGATAAAGAGATTGATGACCGGGATTGGGCAAAGCGCCGGGGCAAAGCTTATCTGGCAGAATACGCTTTTATAAGAGAAAGCGGGAGTTATATCGTAGAAGCAGATGGACTTGAAAGCGGTATGCGACAGAAGATAACCAATACCGCAAGGAACATTGATGACTATTATCTGATTAGACGGGTGCGGTTCTCACTTCTAGGGGGAACTGTATGGCGGTATCGGATAGATTTCGGGGAGTATAATCCAGACCTTGTTGACATGCTGGTTGAGCTTAAACAGAAAGCCACACAGACGAGCCCGCCTCGTGAGGATGAAGTATTAAATGAGCTATTCGAGCAAGCAGAAGAATTAGAACTTTCAGAGGATACGGATTTTCACAGTGATGACTTCTCTGGCGGACTGGTAAACAGGTGGATAGCCTTGCCACCCACTCAAAGTGAAGGGCATAATGTAGAGCATGAAGCATTAGCATTAGTAGAAAGCACAGATTTATCATCAGCAAATACAGAATCTTATTATTGGGGGTAAAGCAAATGGCAGAATTTTCAAACTATCTTGAGAATAAAATTATTGACCACATGCTGAGGAATCAGGCATATTCTCCACCAAGCACTCTTTATCTGGCATTATATACAGACGACCCGACTGATGCCGATACTGGGACCGAGGTATCAGGTGGTAGTTATGCAAGGCAATCATTTACTCTGAATGCTGCTTCGAATGGAGCTACATCGAATAGTGCTGACATCACTTTCCCTACTGCTACGGCAGACTGGGGAACCATAACTCATGTTGGCATAAGGGATGCTTCTACTGGTGGAAACCTGTTAATGCACAGTCCGCTTGATGCCAATAAGACAGTCGATAACGGTGATACTTTTAAGATAAATGCTGGTGATTTAGATATAACTGTATCATAGTGGAGAATAAAAGATGGCTGAAATCCAGAAAGTGACTGATTCTAATAAAATAGTTACCGACCCTTTAGTCTTGAAACGATTGGCTGAACAGGGCATAGATAAGGACTATGTTGAGTTCTGGCACGACTATGCTCCCAGAAACAAGGGCAAAGAATATTCTCCTTATGCTAAGTTCTACCGTGACCTGAAATCAGGCAAGCGAATTATGGTTGCCTCTGGTTTGCCGATGGTCAAGGCTTTAGGTCATAAGATAGAGTGCAGCTGGTTATATGCAAAGAATAAGTATTATTCTAAAGCCAATTTGTTCTCATCGGTAGTTGAAGGGACTCAGATTAAAGTTACCTGTTTATCCGACCAGCCTAACGGTAGAAAAGAGGGTGACCAGGTTATATGGAATCCTCAACTGTACTTTAACAACCTAGAAGTAAAGCCTAAACATACAACTGCTTCCTCGCTTGATGTTGACCATGTGAACTCTAATTATCACCAGAATACCCTTGAGTGGGATTATGGAATTTGCAAGAGGCGAATAAGGGTTATTGAGGGTAGAATCAGAGAGAAGTGGGTATTCTCTGAAAACCCACATGGCACAATCAGAATAAAGCATAATACATCTGGCGACTTACCCTTGAAATTGGGCGGGGGTTATGATTCATTTGCTGAATTTATCAATGTACAGGTTGATGGTGATAATGAAGTTATCTTAGCCGAGGAGTTCAGCCGCAGTGATATTGTATATCCCCTTTTAATTGGAGCAAGCCCTGAGACTTTCTACCCTGATGCCCATCCCGAATCTACAAGTGTTGATGGAGCCGTAAGGCATTATGATGACCCTGAAACATGGGCTAATATAGTGGCTGGAGCGGGGACAGATTCATATGATGATGTAACTGACAACTATGAGTGCCAGTTTAAGGCGTCGGTAACAACGAATAGATGGCAATATAACCTTAGGGGTATTTTTGTCTTCGATACCTCAGGCGTACCTGACGATGCTAAAGTTACCGCAGCAGTCCTCTCGGATTACGGTAGGATAAAAGCTGACCAATGTTCTGCAACCCCCAATTTGAACGCCTATAAATCAACACCCGCATCCAATACTGCATTACAAAGCAGTGATTATGCCCAGACTGGTTCTGTAGCTCTATCATCTGCGATAGCCTATGGTGACTGGAGCACGGTAGGATATAACGATTTCAACTTAGCAGATGTTGATACTGATAATTTCGGTTATATATCAAAGACTTCCGTAACTAAGTTATGTATCAAGAACGCTAATTATGACGTTGCTAATAATCCCCCCAATTATGTCAGTGATGCAATATCAGCAGTAAAGGGATTCTGTGCTGAGGAAGGCTCAGGTTACAAGCCCAAACTGGTGGTAACTTACGAGCTACCTCAATACGGAAGTGCTACTTTGACAGGAGCAGGTTCATTATCATGCAGGGGAGTGGGAATTTATGCTGGCAAATCTATTCTATCGGGGGCAGGAGGGTTGTTAGCATCTGGAAGTCTTTTATTATCTGCAAAGGCTACTTTGTCAGGTGCTGGTAGTTTATCAGCAATTGGTAAAATCGTTAAACCTATGGTTCAAGCAGTCTGGGACTTTTTCACTTGGGGGTAAGATATGGAAGTAGCAAATAATCTATTCAAAGCATACAGAGAGGGGCTACCCTTATTAGGTCGGTGGCGGCTTACCGCATATCTAGCCGGCGGAAACGGGCGGACTATCTATCTAGTCAAAGAAGGGCATAACCTGATAACTACTGCCGGCAAACAGTTAATCGGTGATATGCTCATTGATGAAACAGGGTATGATACCGGGCTGACCTATCAAGCAGAGGGAACGGATGATACAGCGCCAGCAGTTGGAGATACCACGCTTGGAGCGGAAGCAGCCCGGAAGGCTGTAACCAGTAAATCACGGAGCGGTAATGAGATAACCTATTCCACATTCTTTACGGCAGCCGAAGCTAACGACAATATCAAGGAAGCAGGTATATTCGGACACAGTACGGCTAGTGCAACGCCAGATAGTGGAATATTATTCGCTCACTGGCTGGTAAGCTTTGACAATTCTGGTGGAAACTATGATTTGACTTTTGACTATATCTTAACTATCGGTTAGTGGAGGTAAATATGACAATAGCAACAGGTGAGCAAGCTCTGGCTTCAGATGTAGCAAACGGAGCGAATATGCCTTCTGGGTCAATAATAATCTGGGCGGGAACGATAGCGAATATCCCCTCTGGATGGG